GAGCTATACGAACTGTTAAACCATAGTTTCTAGCAAATGCTAAATACATTCTTTCACTAAATAATTTCTCCCAACCATATTCAGAATCTGGATTAGCAGGGTATGCTGATGATTCTTCACAATTAGGATTGTTTGGATCTAATTGATTATGTTCAGGATACATACAAGCAGATGAACTGTAGAATACACGTTTAACTTTTTGCTTAACTGCTTCATGAGCTACATTTAAATTAATAGTAGCTGAATTATGCATTACATTAGCATCATTTTCACCTGTAAAAATATAACCTGCACCACCCATATCGGCTGCTAATTGATACACTTCATCAAATTGAAGTTCTTCAGAGAAGGGATGGTGGTGGTAGGCTACAGGAAGTGGTTGTCCATTAGCTCCTTCTAATCTCATAACGGCTTCTACGTTTTTAGGATCACGTAAATCATAAATTTTAAAGTCATCAGCTTCTGTTTTGTCATACTCGGGATATTTTAAATCTACTCCACGTACCCAAAATCCTTCTGATTTTAATCGTTTAACGAGGTGTGAGCCAATAAAGCCACCTGCCCCTAATACTAGTGCTGTTTTCATATTGTATTATAATAATTGTTTTGATTTTCTTGTTTTTCTATTGTCTTAGGATGTATTAAATCTAATCCTGGAGGTATTTCTGTTGTAATCATAGCGCCAATTATCTTTTCATGTACTTTGTTTACCCAATGTATTTCAGGTTTATTTTTAAGTATACGATTTTGATAATCAGGATAATTAACCCATCCTTTTTCATCTACTCTCCAACCCCATTGTCTAATATGTTCTTGAGTTAAGCCTTCAACTGTGTTAATGCGTGGAATAGAGAACATTTCAACGCTACTGTTATCTTCTAGTATAGCAGGAAGATATGTTAATAATTCTTCTGATAGATATTCATCAGCATCAATTTGAAATATATAATCTTTGGTACATAGACCTTTAAGATTATTTTTAAATGTAGCGAAGTCTTTATTTAACGGATGAAAGTAATTCATCAATTTGTACTTATTAACTACTGCTTTAACCTCATCGGTAGCAGTAATATCCATTTGTATTACAATTTCGTCCTCAGGACGAATATGTTCTGTAAGTTGACTTAATAGTCTATCTAATTCAACATGCTCATTACAAGCTGTGATTGCATAACTAATTGAGGGCATAACATTATTTTTGTTTTTCGAAGAAACCTATATAATCTAAGGCCTCCATAAAATCGTGTTGTTCGTATTCTTGTTTTGTGGTCATATCTGCTTTACCATCTTTAGATTGTACAGCTGCCCACTTCCAGTCTTCAGGTGTTTTACCATCCGCAAATACCATTGATTTATCTTCTAACATTACTGTATTAGGATACCAATAGTGGCCGTTTGGATCTTGGAATTTTAAATCAAGATATAATTGAGGCATTACTGATTCGATATTTGGTAAATTTTCTTCTGTTATAGTGGTATTAGATGTATAACCACATCCAAAGCAACTCCAAATGGTAAGTTGTTCATTTGATGCTTTATGACAAGCGTCACCTCCACATCTAGGACATGTCGTTAGTTTTTCATTAATCATTATCTAAATTTTGATTTGTATTTGTAGAAAGCCAATTAGCACTACCACTTGAAAATGTAGTAGTTCCATATCCACCTGTTCCTACAGATATTGAATAAGGATGATCATTTACTTCTTCTATTTTTGCTTTTAATAAGTCCCACTGTTTTGGAGTGATATTGAAATCATGAACGCCTTCAGTAAAGCCTTTAAGCCAGATTATAAATTCTTTACTTGTCATTACTATATTTTTTTAAGTTTTGGTAATTCAATTTTCTTTAGTTGTGGTAATTTAAATTCTACTGGTTTAGGGGCTTTACTATCTAATATTGATAATAATTTTACACCCATTTTATCTAAGCTAAATTCAGTACGCGAACGATACGATTGTTTCTTTGCTCCATCAATGTATTTTTTATAGTTCTTATAAATGTCTACTAATATTTCAGATCCTTTCTTATAATCAACAGTAAACCATTGAGACTCAGCAAGTAGCATTTCAGGTACTACAGCTGAATGGTGTAATGGTTTTAATTCGCCTGGTAATAGGTAAGACATGTCTTTATCTAAGAAATCAACATGTCCACTCCATCCACTTGCAATAACTGGTTTTTGCATCAATGATGCTTCAAGTAATGGGCGACCGAATCCTTCACCTTTAGTAAATGACACGAATGCCTTTACTTTAGGATGGTTGTAAAGCTCATTAATTTCTCCATCAGTTAAATCGCCGTGTAGTAAGTAGATACTTGGTAAATCACCACCTACTGCTTCTTCAATCGCTCTAATCTTAACTAGTATTTCCTCTCTATCCATTACAGATGAAGTTGCGTTAGATGTTTTTAAAATTAAAGCAGGACGTAGTTTTTGACCTTTAAATGTAGTAAGGAATGTATGTATTAATCCAGAAATATCTTTTCTATCTTCTCCAAAATCACCCTTAATCCAATGCCCAATAAATAAATAACAGAAAGTTTCATGTATACTGTTTAATACCTCTAATATTTCACTATCAGAAGACAAATCTATAATCTTATACTTATTTAAATCAGCACCTTCAAATAATACTTCTACTGGTGCTTTTAATTCAATGATACCTTCTACTTGTTGGGTTTGTTGGTTGCGTTTTTCAAATCTAGAATCTTGAAATACTTTTTTAGCGTGTTCTGAAGATACTAAGTTTAAATTCATTCTATTTAAACCTTCAATCCAAGGTACAGCACATAGTGTAGTTTCAATACCTGCTGTAACTCCAATGTTGTACTTTCCTACTGATTGGAACTCATTTGGTACTGTAATTTGCATCCAGATGTCTGGTTGTTTTGGTAGTTTTTGGTCCTTTAAGATAGCATCCAACATCAATTTATGATCGGAATTGTCTTGTTGTAAGAATCCGAACGGTGTATTACCCCATCTTTGAGATAATACTTTAACATCGTATTTATCTGATTTGATGATTGATAATACTATATCTCTACTTCTAGCACCATAGCCAGAAAATGTATCTAAAGGGCAGCTTATAACGAATAATGGTTTCATATTATTTTGCGATAACGTGTTTTACAAAGTGAAGAGGTTGGTTAAGTGGTTCTACTTTAATCAACTCAAATGAATATCTAGGTTGGAATTTCTCTAATGTTTCTTCAACACCATCAATGACATTTTTAGACATGTTTTTAGCTGTCATCATTGATTCATCTGAAGTAACCCATTTATAGGCTTCTTTGCATTGTTCTTCATATACTTTAGGGTCTTCTGTTTTTGTTTTATACAATGCTGTAATTTGTTCAGCAATATCAAATGGCTCAGCTCTATCATCAAAGATATAAGGTGTAGGTATTGATCCTACTATTGATAAGTTTGAAGGGAATACTGGATAAGCCCATTTACCATGTTTCTTATATTTACCTCTATGATTTGATCCGAATTCTTCTGTAAATTTAATCCATTTACCGTTTTCATCTTCAAAGCGCATTTGGTCTTGCATTCCACCTGTTACTGTAGCTATAATTGGTTTTCCAGCCATCATAGCTTCAGTTAATGATAATCCCCAACCTTCATTAGATGAAATTAAAGCATTAGCATCAATAGCATTATAAAGTAAATTCATAATGTTAGTTGGATACTTATTTTCATCAAATATGATATTGTATTGAGGTAAATTACCGAATAACATATCTTTTACAGCTACTAAATCGGTACCGTTTTCATCTCGTTTTTGAGTATGTAATACTAAAGCACATTTATCTTGTTTTTCTTTTGGTAGTTGGTCGATAAAGATCTTCCAAGCTAACATTAAATCAGGAACACATTTACGACGGATGTTACGCGCATTATATAGTAAAGTAAAATCGTAAGTTTTTTCTCCATATATTTGTTTTTTAAAGTCTTGTAATGCCAAATATTCAGGTTTATCCTGTGTAATTGGGAAGAAGAATTCTTCATTAATACCGTGAGGAACATATTTAATCATCTTTTCAGCTGATAATTCTGGTCCTAATACTGAGCGATTGATGTTTTCTGTTTGCTTGCTAATAGCTAATAATCCATCACATGATTCGTAATAGGCTTTATTATACATTGGATAAGGTAAGTCATCCCAAATGTTTAGATAGATAATAGGAATTTGCTTCCTAATTTCTTGTTCCATTTGAAATAACCAAATCCAATATCTTGGATCAGTAAACATCATTAGGGCATCTGGTTTTTCCATTTCAATCATTTGTCTGATTAATTCTGGACTACCATAACCATCCACAGGATAAAGATAAACACTAGCATCAGGAATACCTGCGTTTTTGTTTGTGTCATCATTAAGATCGAATCTTTTACCCTTATCTGGATGTGTTATTGCTCCTCCAATGTTCACCCAATTGAATCGGTGTGAAGTACCAATGACGATTTCGCGTGCCATAGTGGAAATACCACTTGTCATTCGAATATCGTCACATAATAATAAGATTTTTTTACGTTGAGCCTGCGGAATATAACCTTCTTTCATAACGTTGTTTTAATTTTACTCTGTTTCTTGAGGTAATTGTGTGTCTAATTGGTTGTGAACTGATTTTCTAAAGTCTTCATTTGTTAGGTATAGGTACATACAGCGCTCTGTCAATTTCTGAACGCTGAATTTGTATCTCACACATGCAATTTTAAATTGCTCAAATAAATCTTCAGGAACTTTCACGCTTGTTAATTGCATTTTTGCCATGATAATATATTTTGATATAAATATATATAATTAGGCAGAAACAGCAATCTTGTCGCAAAGTTCTGGTAAGTCTTTATAAGGGCACCATTTGCATGAGCTTTCACCAACATTTTTAAGGTATGACTTTAATTGAGGTTTTCCAACCCCATCAAAGCAATCTTTAATAAATGAATGAAAGTTTTCTACTGCTTGTTTGCGCTTATTTTTCCCACTTGCGGGTTTAAACGATTGGGTTCTAGGGGTGGGGTACTCGGATTGTTCCCAGATTTTTCGTTTGACAATGAAATATTCGACTTCGATTTTTTCAACATCGAACCCAAATTGTTTTGAAAAGTACTCCTTGTATAGTAAGATTTGAGCAATTTTACTATCGTCTTTTTTTTCTCTGTCGCTCCACCCTCTTGTTGATGTTTTGATATCATATATATAAACTTTATCTAATTCTTCATCGTACAGCACGAAGTCAATGAAACCCTTTAAAAATACATTATTAGCTACACTTAGTAATAGAGGTATCTCTATACCTAGTAAGCGCATTTTGCGTATAGTAAATAGTTTATTACGGTTTTTCTTAATGAAATTTAATATCGCTGTTGCATCTTCAAAGAAATTACCCATTTCTTCAGCATTAGTGAAATGCGCACCCGCTGCTTTATATTCCTTAGCATATACTTCTGAGAATTTAGATTGAAATAGTCCAATTAAATCCATTCTATCAGCAGATGCTCCGCTTTCATTGTACATTACGGTAATATATTCCTGTATTGTTTCATGAAATGCAGTTCCAAATACAGTGTGTATGCTGGCTTGGTATGGCTGTTTATTTTCTACATAAGTAAGGTACCACTTATGAGGACATGATGCCCACATAGAAAACTGAGAATAAGACACGCTTTTTTGAAATGCATGATTAATCTCAGGTTTCTGATAATTTTTTACTTTAAGCTCTATCTCAAATAATTTTTTCTTGGCACTCATTAATCTCTGCTATTTGTTTAATTTTTTCTAAATACAGAATGGCGTCCATGTGTTCTTGTTTAGCGTGTTCAATCCACTCCAATAACGTTAAGTCTGTGCGATCAAGATCAACACCATACTTTGCCTTTCCCATTAGAGCTCTTGTTGTAAATTGACTTAAAATTGAACTAACAACTGAATCTAATTGTACTAACTCCCCATTTTCATCTTCAACGTAGTGATATTCTTTAGTTATCATTGATTTGTAGTGTTATATTTTCAGTTTCTTCTATAGGTAGCATATCAATATATTCTTTAGCTTCTTTTTTAGATACTTCAAAATACGCTTGTATAGCTTCTACTTGTTCAACTTTATATTCTTTCTTATTCTTAGGCTTAATGTATTTAAGATACTTGTATTGTTTAGGTATAAGATCCTTATACAGATTGTATAGGTACTCACCCTTCATTTGCCAAGTGTTTTTTTGAACTACATTAACTACTTCACAGTAGTCTTGATCCATACTTAAGAAGCGATTGACCATCCAGTTATTCCATCCCTCATCTCCTAAATAAGCGCCTTTATTAGTTGTAATGTTCTTAATATGGTCAAATATATTCATTAGTAGTTTCTTGAATCGTTTTTATTTGTTTGAGATGTTTGTCCTAACATATTAAGTTGTTGAACTTGCCCATTCAAATTTTTAATTTCTGATAGTAAGTATTCAATATCTCTTTTTTGTTTTGCTAATTGCTCATCAGCTATTTTTAAGTTAAATCCTACA